TTCAGATTCCACTTCCTGAACTCCGCTATGAACCTACCCACACTGGCCATCGTGTCCTTATCCCGCCACCGGACCAGCCCCTTAACCGTATTACCCTGGCGTATGACGAGGACGCTTTCATCACCACCAGCCGAGAAGTCACAGCCCGCGGTCAATGGCTGACCCTCCGTATCCTCTTTAGGTGGGCCACTAACCACCCTCTGCCAATCGATCGTCTTCACCGCCGTCAAACTCCCGTCGTCCTCCATGAACTCCGCGTAGATCATCGATCGCACCAACGGATGCCCCTCGCCCCATCTGGCGAACTGATCATCAATCCACTCCTTCCGGATATGCGGACAATCGAAAGCGGTCACCGTAAAGGTATTCCACTTCCCATCATTTCTGCGAAATACATCGTAGAAATAGCCGCTGCTCCCACCGGGGCTACTCATCAGCAGAGTCCGCGTTGGCTGGCACCGTTCCATCGACTGGAAGATCCCGTCCGGCACCGCCTTCGCCTCATCCACAATATACAGCAAATCATTGCTCGGACCCTGCACATGCCAGCCTTCCGCCTTCTCCGGATTGCTCGCGCTGAACCCTATGCACCTACTCACCAACTCCTGGCCATCCACTTTCTTCGGGTACACATAGCGGATCTCGCCATCCTTGATCGAGAATCCATTCTCCTCGCCACCCAATCCATTGATCATCTTCCGCAAGTGCGGCCATAGAGCATCGGCCACCTGTCGGTACACACCAGCCGTACATACCACCAAGCTCCCAGGCCAGCGGAGCATGTGCCAGACAACCGCTGACGCGGCTACCATGCTCGTCTTGCCAGATCCATTTGCGGCTTTGAGGGCCACCTTGGAATGCTTCTCGTTCAAGGCTCCCAGCACCTTCTCCTGCCAAGGGTACACATCGCGAAGCCCCAACATCATCTTAGGGAAGTTGGCCAAATGTTGTGCCTCCTCCAAGAGCTTACGCTGCTTCCATGCAGGGATATGCGAACCCATTCCTAGTGAAGGGGATTTCTTCCGTTTAATTTGCTTGACACTCATAAAATTGGGTTGGGTGGGGATGGGGGGTATAGGTAACAGCCACCCCCCTGCTGGGTGGTCCCCCGCCCCCGTTGTCCTATTACCATATCCGCCATCCGTATACCGCTATTCCTATTGCCTATCCTATTTAGATTGACCGCCGAATGCGCCAAGTAGATTACCGCTTACTGACAATTCCTTGCCACCCTTGCCAGTATGCTCAAGCGATGCGCGGGCAACGTAACCGCGGGTACGTTCTAGCAACCAAGCAGAACCCTGCCAGCCATTACCACATTGACGCACTACGCTAGTGAGTTCTAGTTCTCCTTCAAACTGGGCTTGTTTGATGGCGTTGGCAAAGTCCGGATGCCGAGATAGGTACAATTGCCAGCCTTGCCCGCCATCGAAGAAACCACAGCCAATGGCGATCCTTTCCAACGGGATGCCGAGCTTTGCCGCTTCAATGGCTTTTTTTGTAATCTCGGCAGAAAGGATTTTGAGGGGTCTTCCGATCTTCTTTCCTACCTTCTTCACCCCCTCAGACATCTCATGTCCAACCCCTAAACCGATCGCCAGGTTAGCCCCTAAATTTTTTTTTGCCCCTACCTTCGCCATGCCTCCAATTACTTTCTTTTCCCTTTCTTGTATTCCCGAGTTGACTTGTCTCGTGAACCGTCGCACGCTATCCCCGCAATGAATGCAACCTCTACCTCAAATCTTCACCTCAACGCATCTTACCGCCGCGCCGTTGCCCGGGCAATGGAGTCTGCCGCCGATGGAATCCCCGCTTGCGTCTGCTGCCTTAATCCCGGTGCTCTGCTGACTGGTGAAACTTACTTTGTCGATGACTTCAACACTGACTACGAACCGGTGCACGTTTTCCTTCCGGAAGGATTTTGGGCCGATCAGGAGAAGATTCGTGAAGATGCCGCCGCTGCCCGATACGAGGAAATTTACGGTGACTGATCAGTGACCGGATCCGGTGCCTTCCGACGGGAGGCATCTGGTCTGGTCATTGTGGCCAGTGTCTAAACTCATGAAATCCCTTAAATCCTTCCTTACCGCCCTTGCGATCCTCATTGGATCGGCCCTTGTCCTAGGTTCCCTTGCCTATTGCTTCGCGCAATTGCTTGTCGGGGGTTCCCTGTGAACGGTTTTATTCTCCATGAAGACCAGCACCGAGTCATCATCGCCACCGGCTTCTCAACCCCTTCCGATAACCGGAAAACGGGCGACATGATCCAAATATGGATCTTGGTCAAATCAGTTTCCCCTACCGAAGCGATACGCACGGGCTTGGATCGCTTAATCTGTGGATCATGCGTCCACCGGGGCGACGGTCACGGAGGCGATCGTTCCTGCTACGTCAACGTAGGCCAAGCTCCCCAAGGGATTTGGAAAGCATGGAAAGCCGGCAATTATCCTCCCTTGCGTAGTCTCGAGGCTTTCACCGGAAGGAAAGTCCGTTTCGGCGCATACGGCGACCCCGTCCATATTCCGATTTCCCTTGCGCTTGCAATTGCGGGTGTTTCAAGCGGTCACACAGGTTACACCCACCAATGGCGTAAACCCTCCCTCCAAGCTTGGAAAACCCTTTTGATGGCCTCCGTGGACAGCATCGCTGAACTCGTGATCGCCCGATCACTTGGCTGGTCTACTTTCCGCGTCGGATCCGAGGCTAGCGTGGGTGAATCCCTTTGTGAATCCACCCGAGTAGGAACCCCATGCGCCATCTGCCAACTATGCGCGGGTGCCCGCAACGGTCTCGAGTCTGTCCATATTCCACCCCACGGAAGCGGTGCCACGCATTTTATCGAAGCCTGAATTTTCCGCGATTCCCTTCGGGCAACTGAAGGGAACGGCGGGCAATTGGTGTCCGATTTAAAACCACATGAAAATCATTGTAACCCAATATTCCTTCGTCGAAGCCTTCCGCCAGTGTGGAAGGGGATCTCAATTTTCATCCCACGCATTGCGGGCTTTATTCGAGCACTTGGAGCGACTCGAGGAGGACACAGACACAGAACTCGAATTGGATCCGATCGCCCTTTGCTGTGAGTGGAGTGAGTACCCGTCCGCTTTGGAAGCCGCGAAAGACTACGGGTATTTAGAGGGTGTGGATTCCAAGGATGAAGACCCCATTGAATGGCTTTCAAACCGGACGGACTGCGTGCGGGTGTGGGAAAACGGCGTGATCATCCGGAACTTTTGAACCCATGAAAGAAATCATTCAACGTGATGCGTTCAAGTTCTCGGTGGGCCGAGCGATCTTTTGTTCGATTCCCGAGTGCGGGGTTATCTTGGATTGGCGGCGTGCCGCTGAGTTCTCGGCCTGCAAGGGTGACAAGTACGTCTCGATTAAAGTCTTTTGCACCGAGTGCGCCGACCGAGTGCGCCCGAGTATCGAAGGAAAACTTGCCGACCTCGGGATGAGACTCGAGATCATTGACGGGAGGAAACTTTGAAGCCCTTACTCCGTGTCCTAGGGTATCTCGCCCTCTGCCTATTGTTCACCATCCTTCTGGTCATTAGCGCCCTTGCCGGGAACGGAAAGTAAACCAAAGCCAATCACCACGCCCCGTAGGTTCAACCCTGCGGGGTTTTTTGTTGCCTCGAGGGTACCGACGCCCGACGCCCGCCTTCCTTCCTTCCTAGGGCTTGCCCGCTTTGCCCGCCCGCTTGTCTCATGAGTAGGCCATCGCCCCCTTCCTTCCTTCCTTCCTTCCTTCGCCCATAGTCTCGGATCCGGATTTAACACTAGGCCACCAGGTACCCCCTTGGACATCGAATGTCCCACCCCGCTATTGTCATTGGACATCCCGTGTCCGACCCCGTTACACCGTGCCCGATCATCCCGAAATCTGTTTCGGGATCATCCCCGCGGGTCCAGGGTTTCATGGTGCGGTATTCGGGATTCTCCATACGCCATACGGAATTCGGAATTCGGAATTCCAGAATCGGGAATCGGGGTACAGGGAAATCTCATGGTGCGGAAGATTACCCCTTGACGAGGAGGATGATGGTGCGGCAGGTTGGGTTCTTATGAAACCCCGAGTTCTTGTTGCGTGTGAGTACAGTGGCCGTGTTCGCGATGAGTTCGCGTCCCGAGGCTGGGATGCGTGGAGCTGCGATTTCGAGAAGTCAGACACAGTGGGCCAGCATTACCGCGGTGATGTTCGGGATCTCCTCAAGCAGCGGTGGGACATGCTGATCGCGTTTCCGCCATGCACCTACCTATGCGCGAGCGGCATGCACTGGACCACCCGGGGGCTTCGCGACCCCAAGCTGACCGAGGAAGCACTGGATTTTGTCCATCTGTTAATGAATAGTACCCCCCCCCGTATAGCAATAGAGAATCCAATAGGTGCTATCAACACTCGTATATGCAAACCAACACAGATAATCCAGCCATATCAGTTCGGAGATGACGCGAGCAAGCGCACCTGTCTCTGGCTCAAGAACCTTCCGCCGCTGGTTCCCACCGACATCCTGCCGTTGCCGCCATCCGGTAGGTGGGCCAATCAAACCCCCAGTGGCCAGAACAAACTCGGTCCCAGTCCAACCCGCTGGAAGGAGCGTTCCAAGACCTATCCCGGCATCGCCCGCGCCATGGCCGCTCAATGGGGTTCCGGTCCCTACACTCCATCCAGCCATCAAACGCGCTCCTAGACCCCTCCTAGCTCCAGCGCGGGGCATTCGCTTCCATCCATCCAACCACCACCCCGCCACCTGACCCCGGCGAGGAGAAAATAGAAAATCCAAATAGGGGGTCCAAGCGGATGAGCGATTTCGTAGTTGAGTTTAGTTTACTGTGGTTGCCCCCCATTGCCTTCAAAGCAATTTAGGGGGAGCAACCATACCCCTATTGAGAGGGGTTAGTGGGGGCGTTCCTAGGGGGGAGTAAATTCTTAGAAAGGGGGGCACCATAGGCCGATAGACTACCCCCTAGTGGACCCCCCTAGTTGGGAATTAGGTCGATGTGGGCGCGGTAGGCGGCGAGGAGCTTCTTGTGCTTGTTTTCGAGGGTCTCCAGCCGGATCTCGAGCATCCGGATACGGTCCGAATCGGTGTGGCGGATGGAGCGGTTGTCGATGCCGTGCCATGTCCGGTCGAGCCTGTCGAAGACGATGATCCGACGCTTGCGCAACTCATTGAACAACTTATTGGCCCGCTCGATATCGCACGATACCCCACTGGCTATGTGCATAACCACCTCGCTGGAAGCAATGATCTTATCATGCTTGAGCGGCGGCATCTTCCCGAACTGATCGCGGTATTTCATATACTATCTTTCCTCTTAGCCTTGTTGTTGAACGGTTTCTTTTCCTTGAGCTGGGCACCGGTGATGACCAGCGGGTTGTATTCCTCCCACTTGATACGATCGATCCCGTGCTGGAGGTTGATGATGGGTTTGGGGAGCCGCCCTCCCCGCTTGCAGAAGGCTAGCTGAAAGCGTCGAGGCTTGAACTGGCCTACCTCTGCCAGAACCGCTATCTCACGCGCCCAGTTGGCAAGCTCCGAGGATCCGAAGCCGGCATGGGCCAGTTCCATCGTGGTCATGGGTTCACCGTCCTTGCGCTGGGCTTTGCTGATATGGTGCATCCAGATCCAAGCGACCTTGGTTTCTTGGAGGATAGGCTGGAGTTTATTGCGCAAGAACACGCTGACCTCGCCCTGGTCCGAAAGGTCACCACCGAAGTAGGAGAACAGAGGATCGGCCACGATGACATCGAGCTTGGATTTGTGGATGAACCGGCGGGCGTAGGCGAGGAACTGGTCGCCGGTACGGACGGCTTCGGTCCTAAACTCTAGCTGTTGCTGGAGCATCTTCATGTCGCCACCGCTAAGGTTGAGTCCGAACCCTACGCCTTGGAACGCTTCGGCGAGGTCGCCCTTGTCGTTCTCGGCTTGGATGACCCCGATCTTCAATGGACGCACCGGGGCGATACCGAAGAAGTCCTTGCCGAGTGCCCATTGGATGACGATCTGCATCATCAGGCTGGACTTCCCGATCCCGGTACCACCGCTGACGATCATGGAGGAGCCGCGGGTGAGCCAGCGTTGGCCGATCAGGTTGTCCGGATCATTGGATGAATCAAAGGACATCAAGTCCTTGATCGAGACCACCGTGGATTGATCATCATCGGTTTCCCGGGAGGTGAGGTAATCCTCCCATGAAGCCGATCCAATGTTAATGGCCAACAGCTTTTGCTGTGAGGTAGGGCTACGCCATGCGCCCGGTAATCGGCTGTAGCGCGAGGGGTTCTTGTTCTTGGCATCGATGCCCGGGATCGACGAGTAGATGATATCCCGGCGGATGTCCCATTCCTTGCGATTGGGCGCATCTACGCGGACCCAGGCATGGATGGACTTGCCACCGGAATCGATGAGTACGGTGATCGGGAGGCCCGAATCGCGGAAGAGCTTCTCCTGTTCGGCCTTGGGCTTGTCGTCAAACTCCACCAGGACATGGCGGTACGCGCTGACATCGTTGTCGGAGCCGCTGTAGAGGTTGGGCCGGAAGGGATTGATGCGAACAAAGATCCCCTCGCGTTCCGGCGATAGGATGCGGGATGCCGGATCATCGAAGCGGGCGATCCATTCCTCGATGGGGATGAATGATCCAGCACTAACTGGCCTACCCTCCTCGACCGCATCACAGATGCAGACCACCTCGGTGGGGGCGAAGGCGGCTTGAAGGAACCGCTTGAACTCGCTGGCTTGAGGATCGGGCGCAACCGCTGGTGACGGTCGCTTGA